CCATGATCGCGACTTGTTTCGATTCTTGAAATAATGTATACCAAAGGATATATGCTGCACTAGTTGTCGTCTTACCTTGTTGACGACCTTCCATAAGGATAACTTTTCTATTCTCATGTATTATCTTCACCTTTTCCTTTTGGCATTCATATAGTTTAAAATCAATAAGACCATGATCAAGTGATATGATCTTGCAGTATGTTTCAATAAAGTAGATCGGATCAGCAGCACACTTCATATACTCTTTGACTTGATCTTCAGTAAAAGGGATATTAACACCAGCGGCTTTTAACTGGCTATTAGCATTATAATTCTTTGACATTAGAATTGAGCTTCCCAGTTTTCTGTAACTGGTCCAGTTGCACCTGCAGTGGCAACCGCGGTATATTTTCTACCAGGAATAGACACGTTAGCCATAGATGTCATGATGACGCCCTGATTTGTAACAGGTCCATATATGTTTGTCTTGATAGTAAATGTTATGGTGTGAACTACGAATCGTCGTTCTTGGAATGATCCATCATAGTTGTCTTCTACAGTAACGCCATTAAGTATCACTGGAATATCTTGTACGATCTCCATCTCAGGCACAGCATTGATTGATAGTGTATATTCTGGATTAAAGATTGGCAATATTTGTTCTACTATTTGTGCGGCATCCTCTTGAGTCTTAGTTAATATATAAAGACTTATATCAATGTTATATGGAGCAGGAGAGAATACGCTTTTTTTATTTGGATTAGCATTACTAGTAGCATCTTTACATACTATCTTATTCATTTTATTAGTCTTACGAGAAGCATCATAATGATAACCAGTAACTTCAAATGATATTCGAGGTAAAGATATATATGTGTTGTTACTTAAATTTGGATCTGAGTCAACGCGAACTAACCACTTCTCTTTAGGAGCATAAGCAAGAGGCACTGAAATAGTTTGTGCAATTGCTCCATCATTGCCTTGTCTTGCTATCTTGATATCAGAAAATAGACGACCGAATGCTACGATCGTCTTTCTAATTGCTCCATGATAGTAGGTTTGCCCGTTTAACATTATAGAGCAGCTACTCTAGATTTAAAGTCAGCAAAGTCAGTTGATGAAGCAACTGTTGATTTAAATGTTGCAAGACTTAATTCAGCAGCTGGTCCAGTTGCTCCTAAACCTGATGCACCTTGGACACCAGTAGCACCTGTCGCACCAGTTAACCCTATTATACCAGTGGAACCTGATGCACCTTGGATACCTGTAGCGCCGGTTAAACCCGTGGCTCCAACATTACCTGTCGCGCCCGATGCACCTCTAATACCTGTCGCACCGAATACGCCTGTAGCTCCATCTACACCTGTCGCTCCGCCGAATCCTGTAGCACCACTTATACCTATTGAACCAGTAGCTCCTACTAAACCAGTTGCTCCTGATGCACCTCTAATACCAGTCGCACCAACTAAACCAGTGCTACCACTAGCTCCTTGAATACCAGACGCACCCTGAAAACCTTGAACACCTGTAGCACCACTAGCTCCAGTAGGTCCTGAAGCTCCTTGAATTCCTGTAGCTCCACCAATTCCTGTGGCTCCACTTGCACCTCGCACTCCGCTAGCTCCTTGAATGCCTGAAGCTCCATCAATACCAGATGCTCCACCAATTCCAGTTTCTCCAGTAGCGCCAATAGCTCCTGAGGCTCCTCGGACTCCTGATGCTCCAGCTAAACCTGTTGTACCTTGAACACCCGATGCACCTGTTGCACCTTGTATGCCAGCATCTCCTTGAGGACCTGTAGCACCACTTGCTCCATTGATACCTGTTGCTCCTGCGACTGTCGAATCTGCACCGCTTGCACCTTCTGCACCGCTTGCTCCTCTAATTCCTGAAGCTCCAGTAATACCACTCGCTCCAACTCCTGATGCGCCAACATTACCTTGTGCACCAGATGCTCCGGTTAAACCTAATGATCCACTCGCGCCTTGTACGCCAGTTGAACCTTGAACTCCTGTAGCACCTCGTATACCTGTTGCACCTGTTTGACCTTGAGCTCCACTAGCACCATTAATACCACTACCGCCTACAACGCCAGTTGATCCTGTAACACCACTAGCACCGGTGACTCCACTAGCTCCAATTCCACTAGCGCCTTGCGTTCCTTGTGAACCGCTTGCTCCATCAATACCCTGTGAACCAGTTGCACCATCACTGCCTCTACTTCCCGTCGCACCTTGCGTTCCTTGTGAACCAGTAGAACCATTAACACCTGATGCACCTTGTTCGCCTGTTGCACCTACAGGACCGAGTGTACCTTGTTGACCTTGCAAGCCGGATGCTCCAATTCCTGAAGCACCATTAACACCTGATGCACCTCGTGGTCCAGATGCTCCTGCAATTCCTGTCGCACCTGTTGCACCGCGTGGGCCAGTGGATCCACCGCCCGCTCCGGTAGCACCTTGAGGACCTTGTGCACCTGATGCTCCGATTGATCCTGCTCCAGCATACAGTTCTGTAAAGTTTGCATTTGTTTTTGTAAATGCTGTTCTTAGTGCGTCACCACTGCTGTCATTAGCGACTGCTCCTACATTAATCGTTTGTTTTGCCATTATAGTTTATCCGATGTTATTGTTGTTGTATCTGCAGTAATAATATTATTGTCTGCATAGACATGTGTTATTGGTGGTACATAATATGTAGATAGCTCGCCAAATGGGTTATTTTCATTAAATACAATACCTTCAGCTTCTTCTTTAAATTTATTATTATCGCCATAAGAATCTGGAGTATCAATGTTACCAATCACAGCTTTAGCTGCAGCGTAGTTTCCACCTCCGCCAGATAAAACTATTAAAGGCGGTCGTGTATATCCAGAACCAGCATAATCAACCAAGATCTTAACTACCTCGTTAGCTGACAAACCATTTCCTAGATATGCAGTTGCTTCAGCTCTGTATCCAAAGAATTGTAAAGTTGCTGTACCATTAGGTAGAGCTCCCGCAGTATGCGTTGGTCCGTCTGCTGTAGTAGTTCCGGCAACAGTTACTATATATCGTCTTCCATCATAGCATACTTCATCACGTAATGCAACCGCAGTATTAGGTTCAAAGTCTTCGCCTATAGTTACATCAGGCGCAGAAGTATATGACGCACCTTTATTTGTAATCTTAATCTCAGTAATCGTACCATTTGGAACAATTGTTTCATCAAATGATTTAAGAGTTTCGAACGCATCGATCTCTTTAATACCAGTTTGCATTTTCTCAGATGAGTATTGGAATAACTCAACTTGTAATTTGTAAACGTATAACTTACCAGCTTGATAGAACGGATCTTGATGAGTTACGAACTTGATCTCAAATAAACCGCCTGTTAGTGGGAAATAGAGTAAATCTCCTTCTGCAGGTCTATTAGGTAGAATGGATAATCCATGCTGACCTACAAGTTGTTCCCATTTTCTACGAGCTACAGTTAGTGTCGCAGATTGTTCCATCATCAAACCAAACTTCTGTATAAATGCACCTTGACCTTCAAAACCATCATGTGTCTCAAGATACATCTCGATGCCATAAGCATTTTTAAACTGTGATAGTCTGTCTTCTCCTAAGATCTCATCTTTACCAACTAATGTACGTGGAATATAATAGAAGTCTTGACCATAAATGGATATAGACTCAACTATGATGTCCTCATATAAAAGTTGTTCGGAACGAATCCCGTTAGAGAAGTATACCGATCTAGCCAAGGAAGAACTCCAATGGTGCTGACTTGTTAAGCATCTCGTCTTCTAGTTCTTTGATCTCTGTAATAGCTTCTGTATATAACTTATCTCCATCGATAGTCACACCACCGGGTAATTGAATACCTTGGAATTTTTTAATGTTTGTAGCCCATTGACGTTTAAATAACGCAGTAACGTAGCGTCTGAACCATGGTTCATTCCATACTTTACTAAATGATGCTGGATCTAAAGCTCTATAACACTCAACTACCACAAAGTCACCCATGGTAAGAGCTGAATTCCAATTAACATCAAGCATTAGTCTACCCATCATACGATTAAATCTGTATAGTGGATAACCATTTAACTCAAGGTTAAGTAATGAGATGTGAGACATCACCGTCTTATAGTAGATCAATGACGTTGAAGTTAAGTCATATAAGTCATTGAGTCTTAATTGGTATTGTAAGTCAAATAAGTTCTTTGAGCTTGAAGCTGATGAGAACGGGATGACTCTTGTCACGCCATATATGTAGTCTGGTAATGGAAAATAGTGTAAGTCGTACGTGCCTAATTCTACGCCATCTGTATCAATGATTGCTGAAGCGCCATCCTCAGTCGTGATAGTTTCTCCAACTATGAATGTAGCTGTTGGTTCTGTAACAAAGGCGTTTGACATGTCATTACCGGTATGGGTAACGTCTTTACATACGATTTGATAACCGTTTGCTTCTCTATCTCTTTCAGCACATACCACAGCAGTGGCACCTGATGTACTACCTGTTATCTTTGCTCCAACATCAAAGTCTGATGCTGTCTCGGTCGTAATATTGATAGCTGATGCGGTGATCTTTTGCTTGAGGTACATACGTTCTGCACCATCAAAGTGATATTGGTTCCAGTAATCTAGAGCCTCGTCGATACGCTCTTCTAGTTGTGAGTCGTCTACGTTGATCTCTACTACTGGTTCACCAAGGGCTCTTAAAGCGTATTCTGTTAGGGTTGCTCTGCTTGTGACGGCCATGACGATTTCCTAGTGTTTATTCTATTATATACTATTTATAATAGAATGAATTGAGTAGTTATGGTCTTGGATGCGTAGGTCGTATTTGGTAGGTGCTTCAAAGATCTTATCTGTGTCTTCATACTTTGACACAGTTATTGTATCCATCCAGATAGTAAAATCGGCGTTAAATATGTCTCGACTCTCTTGTAATGGGGCTACAAAGTCTACTATGGTATAATCATCATCAGATACATTAGCTAGATCTGATAGTCTTTTGGCTTGCCTGATCCTTCCCTCGTGTGAGAAGTCCCAGTCTTGGTATAAAGTTCTAATCTTATCTGCATTTATCCACATGACTGATTTACCCATTGATTTAAGACTGGCTTCAAGTCTACTTGCAAGTGCAGTCTTACCAGATCCTGAAAGTCCCATGATCATGATCTTCAATTAGGCATTCCTAAGAAAAATGTTTGGATCATGCGACAATTTGACTTCTCTGTACCAAATGATTTACCTGGTGAATGAAACAACCATGGTCTGAATAACACTAATCTATTATACTTATATGGTACTGTAAACGTCTTTGTCCATAGAGACTCATCCATGCCGTCCGTTTCAAGGAATATCTTAAGGTCATCCACACCTTTCCAGCCATGCTCTTCAATGCCTTCTTGTGTCATTGGGATCTCTGCCAATCCAGTGTGGTTGTGCTTCCAAAAATGAGTGCCGTAACTGCTAAGCTCTTCGTCGGTAGCTCCTTCAGGTTCTTTACCTAAGTAACATACACCTGACCAGACTTGATTGTGTCCCGGATCAAAGTGAATCTTTTGTTTTGGTACATCGTTTATATTAGTGTATCTAAACTTGCCATTCAGCTGTGTGACTGGCTCTACTGTGTTACCACCAGACATACTCTTGAATATCTCTGCATGTGTATCAGTATATAGTTGTAGTTCAGACATGACGCCTGCATAGTTTCCACCTGGAATTTCTTCAGTAGGTAGATCATTGACTAATTCGGTGATGGCTTCTGGATTATCATAGAAGTCATCTACTATGATGTATTGCTTTTTAAACATATTCTTTCTCCATTACTAGAAATCTATTATACAAATCTTCACCAAGTATATCTCTTGGATGTTTACTTATCTTTTCTAATTTAGGTCTTACAGTATGCATGCCCTTTAATCCCCATGCTACCATGTCGTCGTCTGCTGTATCTGACACTATATTATCAAAGTCATATGTGTGTTCAGGTAGCCCTAAGAATTCTTCTATAGACTCGATAGAACTGATAGGATCTTTGATTAAGTCGTCATAGTTGATTAATAATAATCTATCAGCAGCATCTTTCTTAAGTACTTTTAGCGCGTCCATACAATCTTTTACCATATTAAACCACATCTCAGCCATACGATTATCATCAGAGACTTCTACTTTATATTGTCTTAATTTGGCATCCATATAGCTATTAGGATTATTGTGTAGCAATGTTAGCCATGATGCCATGATACTGGGTAGATCTCGTATAGTAGCTATGACTTTGATATCTTTTTCAAATAATATAGTAGAAGCTGGCATGTTCTTACCCCATCCCCGGTTCTTATCGATGATGATTGGTTCGGGTCTATGCTCCCACATGGAGTTGATCATTGCTCGTGTCACGTTAGTCAATTGATCTGGGTTTGGGTTTGCTATAATAGATGGAGTCTTATGCCATACGTTTTGATTTTCTATTAACAAGTCAAGCATGGGACTAGTTGGAGTCACATACACTGATGGATTCTGGTTCAATATAGATGCTAATACTGTAGAACCAGATCGCGGCAGGCCTGATAAGAAATAAAACGTCTTCATAGTGTTATACCTTTAAGTAAAGATAATATCTCTTCTCGAGACTCTCGTGGTATAGTAGCATTCCTATAGATGTTGGTTAACTCTCCAGCAATATGCTTAAACCAATCACTTTCTTTATTAGGTTCATACCTTATAAAATCACATCCAGCTTTGACATACATATCTAGGTTTAATGACTTTTGATAGTGCCATAATAGATACCATAGTGTCCATGTATTTGTTGGGTTGTCTCTATACTCGTCTTCCATCATCTTAACATATAGTTCAGGACGTTCTTTCTTTTGAAAGTCTTGGTCGTGCACTAAAAATATATCTTCAGAATACAATTCACACTCGTCTCTATCTTTATGAATCCAAGATAAGTGTTCATAGATAGGTTGGTTCCAAGTATAATCTTTTCTTAGATGGATCTTATTGGTAGCGATATGATTAGGTGGACCAACTCTAACGGTAGGCGAATATACATCAAGTCTATCGCATGCTATATTAGTAATGTGTGGCACTGCGCTGATAATCTTTTCCATCTCATCATGAGTATTGATAGAGAAGTATTCATCTAGATCAGGAGACAGACACCATACCACATCTTCCGGTATCATTGTCATGTTATGCTTGCGTGCTGTGTCAAATCTCCAAGGAGTGAAGATCTTTTGTTCGATGATTAAATTAGGATCTTTTGCGGCAAACTCTTGCAGTAGTTCCCATGATCCGTCCGTAGATCCAGTGTCTAGTAGTACACGATAATCGAATGGAGCTGCATAGTACAACCATTTATCAATGTACTTCTTTTCATTTTTTAATATAGTATAGACTGCGGTCTTACCGTGCTTCATCTAAGTTTTCATCCCAAATTTGTTTCCAATTATAAAATGTATCTTCTTGAGATCTATCTGCAAGATGATACGCCACTGATTCAAGAGGAGTGAACAACATTACTTTTTGTTCATGCCATATCTTATTTATAGTGCTGTCTTCTACCGCGGCATTAGTAGCCCATGTATATGCTTGTTCTTTCATGATATGATCATAGTGTGTAAACATATCTTTTGATATGAAGAACGTATGTGTACTGTGTAAGCTTGATCTCCAGTATCCAGTAAGACCTTTGACAACATAAGATGGGTATAAGTTTATATATGATGTGTATCTATGTGGACAATTGAATGGAAATATAGCATACTCTCCAGGATTAATATCCTTTAGAAGTGATATCATATTCATCATGTCTTGTATTGCATATCGTGTATGTAGATAATCATCTTCTACACAGTACACATAATCTACTTCTTGCTTTTTAGCCCATTCATACTGAGACTTAAAGTTACCCATTTTACCAGAATTAATTAACTCTCCGTGCACACCATGCTTATCGCATAAAGCGCCAATCTTTGCTATCAACTCATCAGAAGATGAGTCATCATGGATAGAAAACACTACTTCATGATTGCACGCACGTATAGAAGATAGCAGACTATTAAGACAAGTTAATATGATCGTCTCTTTGTCTATGTCTACTATACGGCTAGTCTTGTCTAGCCAATAGCTGTATACTGATCCACAAGTCCTTAATGCAATCGCTATCTTCATTGTTTATAACGGGCTGGCTTTATCGCCTTCGTGATGTAGTAACATGTCATAGGTTTGCCATTGAGATCATCAAACCCATATTTAACAGCTTGCATCTCAAAATCTACTTTATTCATGATACCAAGCTTTGTCTCTCTGTCTTGCTCACTATTTCTTTTTTGGTCAAACATAGCAATGCCGATAGGAGTTACCTTACGTACATGTGTAGGGTCATGATGAAACGTGTCGTGTTCCCAATGTGGTACCTCAATCTGCACTACCGCACCATGTTTGCATACTCTATACAACTCTTTCCAAAACGTCATGAAGCCTTCTGTACCTTCAAGGTGTTCAAGCACATGTTCTGCTATGACTTCTTCAATAGAGTCTGTCTTAAGTGGCCAATTAGGCTTTGTCAAGTCAAAGCAATGATCTGGTTTACATTCAGGATCAGAGTCCACGTTGATAAATCCTTCTTTATGGGCATACCCACATCCAATATTTAGTTTCATCTTTTTCCTTTAATTAATAATAAGTCAAACCCATTTGATACTCCACTAGAAAATATTTCTTGTGTAGCGTTGATTATATCTATGACCGTAACATGATTCAATATCGCGTCATCTGCTAAAGATCTATCTTCTCTTATATGATAAGGAATATAGTCATTTTTATCTATGAATGATAGTATGTCAAATGGAGACGATCCACATAGTTTGATATGATGTGGAGAGTATTCCAATATAATAGCAGGCGCATGTTTTGTGATTAAGTCTTTCATACCTTCAAGAGCTCTTGGTTCAGATCCTTGAATATCCATCTTAATAAGCTTGATCTTACTCGCATCAATATTATTATTCTTTATGTATTCATCTAATGTTGTACATTCTATAGGTTCTTTATCTCCAGGAATATTCAACATTTTATCGTTATACCAATTTTGCAATTGGATATCAGTCCCTATTTTTTGTAAAGGTATAGTTACATTATCTCCATAATTTCTTTTAGAGCATGATAACTCAGCATCTCCAGTATAGTCAGTAAGTGCAGATTTAACTATTACAGTATTTTGTAGATCATTTAATTTAATATTAGTTTCTAATAGATTGAAGTTCTTATTGCCAGGTTCGAATGCAAATACCTTACCAGAATCTCCTACTATCTTAGCTCCAAATAGAGTGTGCCATCCGATATTAGCTCCAACGTCAACAAAATAATCTCCCTTTGATAAAAACTTATTAAACTGTTTTATATCATTGATTGAATATATAGTTTGTTCTCGTATGATGTTAGATACACATTCATCCTCATCATGGACTTGTATTGAAAACTCTTCATCACATACTTTAATAGGAACTATCATTTAGTCTCCAATAATTTAATTAAGTCTTGCTTTACTTCTTTGAATGGATCTGACCAATCTTTCCATACTTTTTGTCTGTATAAAGTAACAGTGTCGTACCAACATGATTCTTTCTTCATGTCTGCCCATGTATAATAAGGCAACAGAGGCAATATGACCCATGTAGGCACACCCAACGCACCGGACACGTGTGGCACAGATGTACATGAGGATATGATTAGATCCATATTAGATAACGCCCCCATCGTATCTTCCCATGATGTTAAGTCTTCTGATATGTCTATGACTCCTGCTGGTACTTTAAGTCCACTTTGACCATCGCTCTTTTGGAAGGAATACATCTGTACATCAAACTCATTGAATTGTTCAAACAACTCAGGTGATATGGTACGAGCAAGCTCTAGTTCATACCTTGGATTACCCATCCAACGAATGCCGATCTTCAACTTCTTATCTGTCTTAAGCTTATCTCTCCATTTATCTTTGTATCCTTGTGACACAGATATGTATGGCTTGGATGGGATGTCGGTCGAGTCTATCTTTAATATGTACGGCAAGTCCATGCATGGAGCCCAATAGTCCCATGGCTCTTTAGATATATCTTTAAAGTCAAACACTTTATCTAACTCTTTGACTGAACCTAACATAACTTGATTCTTATGAGCAGTAGACATGACAGCTTTCATGCCTCTATCCTGGATGATCTTTGCAAATCGTGCATTAATGACTTCATCGCCTATACCACCTTCACCTACTAGTAGTATGGTCTTGCCTTCATATGTGGTACCGTTCCATCTTGGTCTATCATACTTACATGAATCAGATCCCCAGACGTTTATCTCTCGTCCAATATGTAGTAGATCTATACCTTTCTTGAAGTCTCCCTTACGGATATAGTGCCAACCTTTATTGAAGTCGACTATCTTCGAGTGCCTCTCGTCGAGCTGACTCTTATCTATGCCTTCGATTATGTTAAGTGCACCCTCAAAATCTCCCATAGTACATACAGTCACTGCATAGTCTAGTGTAGTAGAACTATTAGGGTCTATCGACATGGCTTCATGAAGATACTTCTCGGATTGTTCTAACTTATTGGCTTTATATGCTGCACGACCCGCATTGAATAGTGTTCCTGAATTGCGTGTTATATCGAGGACTTTTTCTGACGTCTCAAAAGATCGTAAGTATTTCTTACAGTCAAACTCGACCATAGCTTTCCAGTTAAGGAACTCAATGTCAGTACGTAAAGGGGATATGATGTCTAATAGTGCTATAGCTTCATCGAACTTCTCTGCTTTATCGTTGCAACAGAATTGTATGACTTTGAGGATTTCTGGTAGAGGTAAAGTATTGATTGGAGATGGTGTAGTTGGCAAGCCTTTGGCGATGCCTTCCCATATCTCTAGGTTTCCGTCTTTCATTTCACAAACTCCTAATAATTAAGAATATTATATATCGATTACATATTTATGTACAATTATTAAGGTAGGTCTGGAGAAGAGATGGCTACTGTATGGTCTGCACCAGCTGATACCAGTTTCCAGTTAGTCAATGAGCCTACTTGCACTGGACTAGATCTATGGGTTATATCTAGTAAACCTAATTGACCGGCGTAGTTATCTCCCCATGCCCATAGGGTACCATCAGTCTTGACGGCTAATGCAAACCTATTAAGACCAACTGATACTTGTTTCCAGTTAGTAAATGATCCCACTTGGACTGGGCTTGATACATGGATTATCCCATTTATACCTAGTTGACCATTGGTGCCACGTCCCCAGGCCCATAACGTACCATCTGTCTTGATAGCCATTGTCGTATTACCAGTTGACACTTGTTTCCAGTTAGTAAATGATCCCACTTGGACAGGACTAGATCTATCAACAAAATCTAGTTGACCTAGTTGACCGATAGAGTTGTTTCCCCAGGTCCATAAAGCACCATTTGATGTAATGGCAGCGCTGGTGTAGACATTAGTGTCTAGATGTTTCCAATTAGTTAATGATCCTACTTGCACTGGACTTGATCTATGGGTTATGTCATTTAGACCTAAACTACCATAAACATTGTTTCCCCAGGTCCATAGTGTACCATCTGTCTTTAATGCTGCTGTATGATACCAACCGCATGACACTAGTTTCCAGTTGGTTAATGATCCTACTTGGACAGGACTAGATCTATTAGCATTAACGAATCCACCAATCGGAGTTATACCCTTTTGTCCGATAGTATTATCTCCCCATGCATATAGAGCTCCTGCGGTAGTTAAAGCTAACCCACTTGAATGTGCGTCGTATATGATACCAGTGGCACCAACAACAACTCCACGTGATTGCCAAGTAGTTAATGATCCTACTTGTGTAGGTGATGATACATCTGTACCAGTATTTAATCCTAGCAATGATCCAAAATTGGAACCATTATTAGAATTCCATCCCCATGCCCATAAAGTTCCATTTGTCCTGGTTGCCCAGCAACTAGCATAATCACTTGAACCTACTGTATTAGATGTGCGTTCAGTGTTAACAGTCATCCAGGTAGTCAATGATCCTACTTGAGTTGGACTTGATCTATTGGTTATATCTAGTAGACCTAGTTGACCTCTTCCATTAAGTCCCCAGGCCCATAGGGTACCATCTGTCTTGACAGCGTAACTACTGCTTACCCCAGCTTTAGGTTGTTTCCAGGTAGTCAATGATCCTACTTGAACTGGACTTGATCTATTGGTTATATCTAGTAGACCTAGTTCACCATTAGTATTGTTTCCCCATGACCATAGTGTACCATCAGTCTTAATAGCTATTGTATGACTTGTACCTGTAGATACTTTTGCCCAATTGGTCAATGATCCTACTTGAACTGGACTTGATCTATGGGTTATATTAAGTAAACCTAATCGACCGTTATCGTTATTACCCCATGCCCATAACGTATTAGCAGTAGTGATTGCAAATGATTGACTAGGTCCCGCTGCTACTTGTGCCCAAGTGGTACCAGCTCCAATTTGTTGAGGAGACGAAGTGCCCACAGCAGTGGCTATATATCCCAATTGTCCAGCAAGATTATGACCCCATGCCCATAGGGTACCATCAGTCTTGACGGCTAATGCAAACCCTTGACCCTGCGAATTTGAATTTCCTAAAGCCACTTGTTTCCAATTAGTCAATGCTCCGACTTGAACAGGACTAGATCTACTGGTAGTATCACTAAGTCCTAGTTGACCAGATGTATTTGCGCCAGCCACAAATAATGCATTAGTTGTAGTGGTATATGCAGAATTATATAGGGTTGAGTCTACCATAAACCAAGTTGCGTTTGTACCAACTTGAATTGGGCTGCTATATACTTTTAAAGTAGTAGCAGAAGTACAATCGTTTAAACCTAGTTGACCGTTTTCGTTTTGTCCCCATGTCCACAAGGTACCATCAGTCTTGATAGCTGCAGTATGATTCCATCCACCTGATACCAGTTTCCAGTTAGTCAATAATCCGACTTGAGCAGGACTTGATCTACTGGTAGTATCATTAAGACCTAGATTACCATGACCATTAAATCCCCATGCGTATAGATTACCAGTAGTACTAATTGCTGCTGTATGATAGGAACCGCCTGTTACCTGTTTCCAGTTAGTCAATGATCCTACTTGGACTGGGCTGGATCTATGGACTAAGTCTAGTAGACCTAATCCACCGTTGGAGTTGTATCCCCATGCATACATCCCAGCATCCAAGAAATCTTCCTTGCAAACGAACATATCTGCAAAGTCGACCTGTGTGGTAGTCGCAGTACCTGTAGAGGTTAGTATTGGGAACTTATATCCTGATGATGTTGCCATGTTTTATGCTCCTATACTTCCGTCTGCGATGGCTGCCATGGAAATGCCAATATCTAGAGTTTTCCAACTAGTCAATGATCCGACTTGAACCGGGCTAGATCTACTGAGTGTAGCAGACAGAAGTCCTAATGACCCATTAACATTACCTCCCCATGTCCATAATGTGCCATCAGTCTTGATACATGCTGTTTGTGTTGTGCCACCTGCTCCACTATTACCACTTTCTACTTGTTTCCAGTTGGTTAATGATCCTACTTGTACTGGGCTTGATCTATGTGTTATGTCATTTAGACCTAGTTGACCACTAGAGTTAAATCCCCATGACCATAGTGTACCATCAGTCTTGATGGCACTGTTCCCACCTGATACTTGTTTCCAGTTGGTTAATGATCCTACTTGCACTGGACTTGATCTATCGATTATGTCTAGTAAGCCTAATTGACCATTACCATTATATCCCCATGTCCATAGTGTACCATCAGTCTTAATAGCTAATGTATGATAACGCATAGCTATTACTTGTTTCCAATTAGTTAATGATCCTACTTGCACTGGACTAGATCTATTGACTCCGAAATCATTTAGACCTAGTTGTGCGAAGTTGTTGAGCCCCCACACCCATAAGGTTCCATCAGTCTTAACCGATGCAGTATGAAAGCTTCCACCTGACACTTGTTTCCAGTTAGTTAATAATCCGACTTGGACTGGACTAGATCTATGTGTTATATTTAGTAAGCCTAATTGACCATTATCGTTTCGTCCCCATGCCCATAGTCCGCCATTAGTGGTGATAGCTATTGTGTGATAACCACCAGATGCAACCAGTTTCCAGTTAGTCAGTGATCCTACTTGAACTGGGCTTGATCTATGGGTTATGTCATTTAGACCTATATTACCATAAACATTGTTTCCCCAGGTCCATAGTGTACCATCTGTCTTAACAACAGCTATATGAGCATCACCAACTGACACTTGTTTCCAGTTGGTTAATGACCCTACTTGGACTGGGCTTGATCTATGGGTTATGTCTAGTAAGCCTAATTGACCATTGGTGTTTAGTCCCCATGCATACAACCCAGGTGATGTCCTATTACCTGTTTGTCCGACGATATTCGGGTATACGTCGAGTAGGTAGTCTTTCGTGATGTATCGTTGACCGAGGTCTTGTGTGTTACCCGTGTCATAGCTTATCGTTTTAAATCCTGTTGCTGGTTGATACGGAAAATTAGCTATTTCTAAATCTGTTGCAATATATGTAAATGCAATAATGCCTTGTGCACCTGCTCCACTATTACCACCACCACCTCCACCATAGAGTCCACCTGCACCACCGATGGCACCTCCACCACTGGATCCACCACCACCACCCCCTGGTCCAGCATTGGATTGAATCAAGAAGGAAGGCGTGGCAAATGTTCCTGCTGTACCTAGCCAATAATTATATGTAGCACCTGCACCACCTACAGCACCACCACCGTTATTTCCTGCACCCCCTCCACCGGTTCCTGCCGTAGCTCCACCTCCACTTATAACACCACCACCAGTGCCTAATGGACCATTACCTCCGTTACCGTTAGTAGTACTAGCATCTGCCCCAACAGAACCGCTTCCACCGCCTCCACCACCACCACCTGCATTAATATTAGTACCACCTGTAACGTCTCCACCCTTCCAACCTGCACCGTCAGGACCTGCGGCTCCACCACCACCGGCATTTTGTCCAGTTGTAATTAAACGACTACCTCCATTTCCACCAGAATATACTGTAGTACCTATACAAGAACCTGCTGCACCACCATTACCTCCGCTAGAGCTCGCAGGACCTAAAGTAAAAACAAATGCTCTTGCGGTGCCACTTGAAGGTGTTGTAGAAGGTGCTGTATAAGATCCTGTCGCTACACCTGCTAAATCAAATATTGCAGCTCCAGGAGCTGTTGCATCACTATCAGCTTGCCTTGCTGTATAACCTGTAGGTGTTGAAAATGTAACACTTGCTGCAGAATCTCTTCCAACAAAATACACAACTGTACTATTAGATTGATCTACTGTAATAGCTGATGGAGTAGCTGGAGAAGCATTTGCCCCGCCAACACTGCCACATTGATCAAGTTGTGCATTAGCATAGGCTATAATAAATGCAGTGGACGTAGCAGAAGCAGCAAATGTTACTGTATAGTTTGCTGGTTCTGATGATGCAGTTTTATAAAATACTGCTCTCCCAGTGCTTGATGTTGTTGCAGAGGTCCATCCGGCCGGTGTAGTCCAAGCACCAGAAGCAGTTGAACCTTGAAGTATCATTACCATCAAGTTACCATTAGATACAGAAGGAACTGTTACCGTTATTGTAGTGGATGCTGTATTTTGAACTGATGTTGCTGATGATACGTAAGATATAGTTGCCAGCGACGCACCTTTTGCTAGTACTCCTTGTGATGTAAGAGTTGGTGCTGCGTTAGATTGTGCATTGAACCATGAATCTGTTAGAGTTGTACCAACTTGATAAAATGCGGACCCACCAGCAACTAAGCCTGTAACTGCTGTAGATATAGCATAAGCACCACCACCTCCACCTCCTGCACCGCTTCTTCCATCACCGCCACCACCGATTGCTTCTACGGATACGAATGACGTGAAGTCACCAGGCACTGTGAATGTACCTGTGCCTGTCGTTGTTATGAATACTGTTTTATACTCACCTTCATATGTAATTACTATAAGGCCTTGAGCTCCAGCAATCCCTGCAGTTTGCGCTACGTTTGAAGATGGTCCACCTGAACCACCACCACCATACAATCCCGCTGTGGCTGTATTTGTAGAATTTCCATTGCCCATACCACCGGCACCACCACCACTTCCATAAGAAGAAGTAATATCGACACCATTACCACCATTACCACCCAGATCCGGAAAACCTCCACCTATAGAACTACCACCACCGCCACCGGCACTACCATTACCACCGGGGCCGCCAGCACCGCCAGCACCAGCTGCACCACCACCTGCACCAGAAACATTATTACCACCAGGTTGAGAACCTGCAACTGTTGTACTTGACCCACCAGTACCACCTCCACCATTACCACCACCAGCTCCGCCGGCCATGCCGCTACCTATATTTGATGCGCAGCCACCGCCGTCGCCGCCTATACCACTTGGTCCACCAGCTCCACCACCACCTCCAGACGCTTGGCCATTAACCGTATTTGTTCCACCATTTCCACCGCTTCCACCTGCAAATGCTTGTGAGATTAATCCTGATACTGTTTGTGCTGTGCCACCTGCTCCACCAGTAGATGCTAATGTATCTGTTGTTGCACTACCTCCAGTGCCTCCATTAGCAGTATATGTAGTTACTCCATTATTAAATGTAGTATTTCCACCATTACCTGCCGTAGATGAAGTTCCACCAGCTGTTCCTGCCGTTCCACCAAGTCCAATAGCATAAGTATAAGTTGTCCCTGGAGTTAAAGTAACATTAGTTAATTTTGTATATGCACCACCTCCACCTCCTGCACCGCCAGCTCGTTTATCTGTATCTGTTGCAGAACCTGAACCACCACCACCACCGCCTATTAAATAAATACTATTATTAGAATTGTTCCAATCTCCGGGAGCTTTCCAACTTGTGCCTGATGTTAATACTATGGTTGCCATTGATTACTCTGTAATTGTGATTGCTTTGAGTGCTTCTATATCTGATGCAGCATCGATGGCGTCATAGATGCCTTTTTCCCAGTCGAACTGAGATTGTACGTATGCACGGATAGTGTCGATAACGTTCTGTAGTCCAGCAGCATCGATGGTCTCGAACGTGTTACCAAACTTCCAGTTGATAGAGGCTTCACCG